TTGGAGGTGGCGTCTTTGCTTGGACGAGTAAGCGTCTGTATCACTTCGACAGCCGGGTGGATCAGATCGAGATGACGATGCACAAAGAATTTGTTAGAAAGGACGAGTTGATGCCCATGATGGATCGCCTTGATCAGCGCATCCAACGCATCGATGAAAAACTCGACCGTATCCTGATCAATGGCCGAAATCCGTCTGCGTGACGTAGCGATGTACTACAACAATCAGGAGCATCAGAACTTTGCTCTTGATTTCTTGCAAGACCATATTCCTGAAGGAATCCTGGACAAGTTTCAAGACTATTGGAAGAGCGGTCCTAAAAACACCGTTCCTAACGATGGTAGTGTCAAATAAAGTCGTATAAAACTAGGTATGGCTGCTGCTCCTAAAAAGTCACTAAACAAAACCCAAGGACTTGCCTCAGAAGACGATCTCTATTCGCTTCACCGGTTGGTTGCTACCAAACTGATTGACCAGCTAAACCGTGACGACGTAAAGGCCTCTGACCTTGCTAACGCCATTAAGTTCCTCAAGGACCAAGGTATTACTGCTCTCAACGGTGGTGACGTTAGCGCTATTTCTGAGATGATTTCTGCACTCCCAGAAGTAGATATTAAGAAAGTAAGAAGCTATATTGGTGCATAGGGACACAAAACCCTATATGTACCAAGCAGAACCCCCGGTATGGTGAGTCAATCGCCTGCTGGGGGTTTTGTGTATCTAACGCCCGATGCAGCTATGGCTAACCTCCAAGCGCTACAGCGACGAGAAGCAGTCAAGCAGTGGAGACAATCAATTAAAGATGCGTTCGGTTGTAAATGTGCCTATTGCGGCACTAAAAGTGAAAAGCTAACTCTGGATCACATCCATCCCAAAACTAAAGGCGGTGAGGACCTCGCTACAAACATTGTCCCCGCTTGCAGCCGTTGTAACCACGAAAAAGGTAGTAACAATTGGAGGATGTGGTTTAAAAGCCGCCCTGACTATTGTGAGGAGCGAGAACTGGTTATCGACAAATGGATGAACTGCCTCCTATGCCCAATCTCAATCTCTCCATAGAGCAAGACCTCAGGATGGAGCGGATTAGACGGGACATCCCTAACGCCAGTCGAGAAGACCTCGAAAAGATGACGTATGAGTTCGCCAAGATGAACTTGATCCTGCAGAATAATCTGGTTCAAGTGTTTAAGTGGGCTCACGATGCCAAGGGTTAGTAGAGAAACAGAACGGATTATTCAGGAATCTGTAGAAAGCTTTCCTGTTTTTGCTACTCACCTTTGGCACTACCTACGACTGCCAAGTCCTACCCCTGTTCAGTACCAGCTGGCTGATTACCTCCAAAACGGCCCTGAACGACGCATCATCATGGCGTATAGGGGCTGCGGAAAGAGCTTCCTGACGGCTGGCTACGTGCTTTGGAGGCTTCGTAGGGACCCAGACACTAAGGTGTTGGTGATCTCCGCCGCTCAAGACCGTGCAGACGCGTTCAGTGTCTTTTGCCATGACCTACTTAGGAACTGGTTCATGGTTAAAGATCTTTTTCCAAGCGACACCCAGCGGTTCTCCAAGGTTGCGTTTGATGTGTACGGCGCAAAACCCGATCAAAGCCCCAGCGTCCGATCAAGCGGAATCTTTGGGCAGATTACTGGAAGCCGTGCTGATCTCATCGTTGCTGATGACGTTGAAACGCCCCAGTCCTGTGAAACCCAACTGATCCGAGACAAGCTACGGGAGTCGATCAAAGAGTTTGACTCCGTGATCAAGCCTGGTGGGGAGATCGTGTTCCTTGGCACTCCCCACACCCAAGACTCGATCTACGCAAAGCTCGAAATGGCGGGTTACTCCTGCCGTATTTGGCCTGCTCTGTACCCCACAGCCAAGAAACGACAGAACTACTACGGTCACCGCCTAGCACCCAAGATCCAATCAGACCTAGACGAAGACAAGAGCCTAGCTGGACATCCAGTAGACCCTCGTCGCTTCGGGTGGGAGGAGTTAGAGGCTCGTCAGCTCTCCATTGGTAAGTCTACGTTCAACCTTCAGTTCCTCCTCGACATCTCGTTGAGTGATGAAGAGAAGTTCCCCCTCAAACTCAAAGACCTCTGTGTGTTCCGTCTGAACCGCGAGAGAGGTCCTGACAAGGTTGTGTGGATGGCTAACGGCGATAAAGCCCTAGACCTCCCCTCTGTTGGTCTTCACGGTGATTTGTTCTACAAGCCTGCCCAGATCGGCTCTGAGTTTCTTGAGTACACCGGAGTCGTGATGGCTGTTGACCCGTCCGGCAGAGGCTCTGACGAGCTTGGCTATGCAGTAGTCGCCTACTTGAACGGTAACCTTTTCCTGCTGGCGAGCGGTGGCCTTCGGGGAGGTTACTCCGAGGCGAATCTTAAAAAGCTCGCTCTCATCGGCAAAGAGTACAAGGTCAAACAAATACTGGTTGAAAGTAACCTCGGCCTCGGGATGTTCTCTGAGCTTCTCAAACGTTACTTGGGAACGATTTACCCCTGCAGCATCGAAGAGGTTCGACACACAAAACAAAAGGAAGTCAGGATCATTGACACCCTTGAGCCGGTCTTGAACCAGCACAGGCTCATGGTTGACACTGACGTAATCACTCAGGATCTCGCCACCACAGAGTGCTATCCAACTGAAACTCGAAGTCAGTACCAGCTCTTCTTTCAGCTCACCCGTATTACTAAAGAGAAAAACTCCATTAGGCATGATGACCGCCTCGACGCTCTAGCAATGGCTGTCCAGTACTTTACGGAGTCCATGGCCCAAACGGAGAAAAACGCTATGGCTGCTCGTTTGGCTGAACAGTGGGAGCTCGAAAGAAAGTTTATCCAAGGGGATGGTGGTCTTTCTGTGGACGTGATGGGTTACGCAACGTCGTTAGAGGACCTTCAGAGGGCCTCTATGGCCTCTGTAGGGGGTGCTAACTGGTTAGATACCTAAAGCACCCCACAGGGGCCTTCTAGGGGCTCCTAGAGGGCTTCTAGAGCGGATACCAAAAGCAGGGGGATCGCTTCGTCAATAGTCAAAGTGAAGCTGTCGCCCTCGCAATACGCAAGAAGCTTCTTGTAGCGCTCAGGAGTTAGAGAAATGTCGGCTGTCACCTTGTGCAAACCGAGTTCGTCACGCACAGCGGTGGTCATGGTGGGTCATGTCTGGAAAGAACAGCAGCACCTTAAGGACCCCCTAACGGGACATACGCAAAAACAGCCACTCTTTTAACTGTCTACTCGCGCTTAGGAGCATACGGTCGTTATAATCTCTTTAATAGTTCTAAAGGGGTCTTTACTAAAGAGTTTTAAAGGTTGTTGTTGAGTTGGTCCTTTAGGACCCTCTAAGAACCCCTATACTCCCTAAGAACTCTTTAAGACTCTTAATGACCGTCAAGCTGGTTACCAGGACAGAGAAAGCAGAAGAACTCCTGGTCTACATGGCTAGGGTCTCTAACCCAACCAATCAGTCAACTAATCTCAACAACGAAAGACTGATTAACTACCTGATCAAACACAGACACTGGTCTCCGTTTGAAATGGTTCATTTGGTCCTAGAGATCAACACCACACGGTCTGTTGCTGCTCAGATCCTTAGGCATAGATCGTTCTCGTTCCAAGAGTTCTCTCAGCGATACGCAGATGTCAAAGAACTTGGATACCCTCAAGCTCCTCACCTCAGAAGACAAGACACCAAAAACAGACAGAACTCCATTGATGACCTAGATCCTCAAAAGACTCAGATCTTCTACAGAAGGATCCATCAGCTCTTTGAAGAGTCCCAAGACCTCTACAGAGAGATGGTCTCTTCTGGTGTTGCTAAGGAAACAGCCAGAGATATCCTTCCTCTTGCTACTAAAACCAGGCTGTATATGTCTGGAACCCTTAGGAGCTGGATTCACTATATTGATCTAAGGTCTCAAAACGGGACTCAACTGGAACACGTAGAGATTGCTCTTCGGTGTAAAGAGATTTTCTGTAAAGAGTTCCCTACAGTAGGTAAAGCTCTTGGCTGGCTCGTAGATGGCTCGCAACTATAGACAGGAATACGACAACTACCACTCCAAAAAGGAGCAACGGGAGAACCGTAGTAGCCGTAATAAGGCCCG